TTCCCAACTCTCATTAAACATATTTTATATTTCCATTTTTCTAGCACTTGGTCTATCTAGTCTTTCAGAGCCAAGGCTGGGGGTTAAAGTAAATGAAATTGTTGATGGATTTAATTCATCAACTGATTTGACGTAGAATACTTGAGGAATAATTAGTGTTGGTACATTATAGAAAAAACGCTGTCTTCTTATACGAAGACCACGATAGTCCATAAGACCAAATTGGTCAGACTGACCGTATTTTGTTGCTGTTCTCCACTCTGATATATTCCATAAACTATCGGCTGCTACCTTAAGTGTTGCCTCAGGAATACTACCTGTTAAATCACAACTAATACCTGATACTTGAAAGTCTAGTCTATGAAACGTATGGTCATTACCATCAATCCAATTTGCTTCAACGGGTTCATATACACCTGCATTTTGTTCGTGTTCTGTCGAAACATAAACACTTGTTGAACCACCAACCGTAGTAAAGTCAAATTCTAAACATTGAATAGTGCCTTCAGTAACAAGTTTTTGTGATTGTATAGTAGGAGTTGTCATTCGCCAAACACCTCAATCATACTCGCGGTGACTGTTCTTAATTCGTTACTTGTCATACTAACTTCATATGATTCCAGATAATATGTGCCATTATAATCTAGTAACATATTATAAGGAATTGATATGGCTTCGCCATCATAGTTTCTATCTTCATAAAATCTAAGTAAAGCAGTAGAGTCAGACTGGCTTAAATGTTCTATAACAACGCTTAGTTTTCTTCTGCCGGCATATGGTCCCCAGGAACTTCTCTGAATATATCCATCGCCAAATTCAACTAACCTGTGTCTTGGCTCTGATGAGAAACTTGTTTGTAAACTTAATTTTGTTAATAAATCTACAGATGACCTGTAAAGTTCATTTGCGTGTGATGGATTTGGAAATGTTTGTGCCATTAGATAAGTCCTCCATAGCCTTGATTCTGTCGTAATAATTTAGTAGCAACTTGCATTGATATACCTTCAATGTACTGCTTCATTGCTTTACCTTGCATCTGACCATTGCCATCTACATCAACATTACTGATGTGAAAATTGATATTGGCATTTGCTGTAGAGGCGCCTATCTTTGACATAGATGAAGATGCACCAGAACCACCAACTTGTGATAGTGCTGATTTGAATGGTGTTATTCTTGCTGGTCCTGTAATAAGTTCTGGTCCTTCTTCACCAACAATACCAAGTTTACCAGATGGTAGAATACCACCATCAGCAAAGAACCCACTAAACTTGTCGCTAATAAATTCACCTGCGGATGATATACCACCTGTAACTTTACCTTTAACACCTGCGCCAAATTCTCTAACCTTGGTTAAGCCTGCTGAAATAGAATCAATCATTCCGCTAATCTTATCAACAACTATTGCAATGATATCAATAACTTTTTGAATTGCTGGAACAACTGTTTCTGTCATTGTAGTTCCAATTGTTTCAAAGATTGTTGACATTGCTGGACCAATCGTGTCTACTAATGGAGCCATTGCTTCTGCTACCTTGACGATAATATCGAAAGCAACTGATAATGCTGGTGATAGAATGTTTGTCCAAATAGAACCAATCAATTCAAAGATTGGTGCGGCTTTGTCCATATTCTCCATCAATAGTATAACGCCATCCATCACTAGTGTAAGTGCGTTACCTAATCCTTCACCTAATGATAATGCTAAGTCTTCATTCTTGGCTAAGAAATCTGTAAATGTTCCTGCTACATTCTTAATAGCATCACTAAGTCCACCTTCACCGACTTTAATTAATAAGCCTTCGAATGTGTCTTTTAGAGTTGAAACTTTTGTGTTAAGACTGTCTGATGCTCGTTCCATACCACCACCGAAACGTTCATTGAAACCATCTGCAAGGGCTGCCTGCATTTCAAGTGCGCCTTCGGCTGTTTGACCGAACTTAGACACTTCCATTCTTGTGATTCCGAGTTTCTCTGACAGAATGTCATAAACAGGAATACCTTTATCTGCAAGTTGGTCTAATTCTTCAACACCCATACCACCAGCAACTGTCCTTGAGAACAAGTTAGTTACTGATTCAAGTGCCGCAACTTTATCACTTGATACTGCCGCAACATCACCAAGCATTGTCATCATTTCTACACTTGGGTCTAAACCAGCAGACTTAAGTTTCATAAATGTTTCAGCAACTTTTTCTACTTCAAATGGGGTTTTCTCTGTGAAACTTCTGATAAACTTGAAAGCATCATCGGCTTCTGTTGCTGAACCTGTTACAGTTTCTAGTGCAATCTTTAAGTCTTCTGCTTTTGAACTCGCATCAAATACAGATTTAGTAAACGCACCTAAACCACCAACAGTAATTGCACCTGCTAGTAGTCCTTTCATCTTGCTGAATGAGCCAGATGTTTTCTTAATACTCTTGTCTACTTTGTCGAATTGTTTATCTAGTTTTCCGACCTTCTTATTAAGAGGACCGAGAGAAGTTTTCATTCCATCTAAAACTTTAGATGCTTTGTCGAGGGCTCTAATCTCAATTTCAATTTTAGCGTTTGCCATGCCTTTTGCTCCTCTTATCTTTTAACTTTAGATATTCACCCCAACCAACAAACTCGGATGCTGACATTTCCATAATCTCATCTACGGTCTTATGTAAATGTTCTGCTAACTGATACAAGAAGTATACGTCAGCATCCTTGTTTAGTTTCCCGCTATTTCTTCCGCTTCTGGTTCAGAATTAAGAATATGCGTAGCAACTCTCGTTACAACATCGGGGTCAACATTATTCATCAAGTCAAATTTATCTGCGTTAGTAAACATCTTTGACTTGTCTTCATTTAACGCTCTACTCATTAACACCATTGCCAATGCTTCAGCAATTTTGTTATCTCTGTATAGCGCCACAACTTCTTCCGTTTGCTTTAAGTTAGCGGATGATTTGAAATAGATTTTAGTGTTATCCCATTCAGGCACTTCTATCCATTCTAGTTTATCTGTTAACTTCGTCTTAAAATGCGTTTTTGCATTGTTAATTACACTCATTGTAGGCTCCTGTGTGTTATTAAGTTATTACTAGTTCACCTGAACCAGTTAAGTCTAGTGACATCGTAACTAGGTCTGCAACTGATACATCTACTGCTGTTGATGTAATAACTGCTGAACCAGTGTAAGTATTACCTGATGTGCCGTCAGTTAAAACAACTGCAACTGCTGAACCATCGATGTAACCACCAATTGTCTGTGTATCTGAGAAATAGATTTCTACTGTTCCTGTCCACGATTGTAGAGAACCTTCGAATGTCTTCCATCCTGCTGTTCCCATAGATGTTGTTTCTAAAGTATCTGTTTCGATTGAAACATTCCACGATTGAACAACGCCCGTTACGGCACTTCCGTCTAAACTTACAGTGCCATCTTTACCTTTTAATATTGCCATAATATGTCTCCATTGTTATATTATTATTTGTCTAAATCACCTTTCGGGTGAATATACTCAATTCGCACTACCATTTGAATAGCACCTAACGGAAATATAACACCCTCATCAGTGTTAATCTCAGTCACCATCGTATCCGAAGCATACCCACCGCGAGTCACATCTTCATACAATTTCTGTTCTAACTCGTCACACAATTTGTTTCTTGCTGTGTCAAGGTATTTACCTTTTACGAAACCAGTTAGTATATATTCTATTGTTCCCTGTCTTTCATAACCCATAGCGATATCATTCTTTAATTCGCTACCTGTGGTTATCAGTACTGCGGGAAACTGTGCATCACTTAGTTCGTCAATTTCGAACATATCCCGTGATACAAATTTTGTTAACTTTACTGCCTTGATTGCTTTCTCAACATCTTTGGCTATTTGTTCTCTGTAACTTGTTTTTATGTCGCTCATATGTTTCTCTCAAAAGTTTTCTCAAAAGCATCTGCTATAAACTTTTCTTCTTGTGGTCTAACACCGAAGAATGGTCTTGTTTTTTGGTTCATACTTGCTTTCTTTTGTTCTTCTTTTCTTTTAAAGCCAACAATGACCTTGTTCGTTGAGCGTCTCTCAACATCCATACTAGATAACATTCTACCAGAGAAGTTTAAGTCTGGTTTAGTGCTTCTACCTTTCGCACTTCTAAAGTCTCTATAACTATTGTTATATTTCTTAAAAGCACCATTCAATCCAACGCCTCTTGCTGTTCGATTGATAATTAATTCTTTTGTCTTTTCACCTGCTCTATTTAGAGCCTTGGGAATCGCCCTCTTTATATTGTTGCTAAGCCTGTCTAATTGGGCTTTTGCTTTAGTAGTATTGATGGTTACTTTTGCCACTATCTTACTAGCCTTCTAGTGTGTGTGACACGCTTTTCTGCATCTTGTATAACATTATCTGCGTTGGCATCATATTCGATTCCATCACGTAAGATTGAAGTAAATTCTTCTTCATACTTCTTTTTATAATGTTTCATCATTACTTGAAATTTATCTTCGTCACCTTCAGCATTCCATTTGGTCAACTGTGGTAAAGCATATTCTGAAAGAACACGATATACAGCACAACGAGTAAATTGTGATTCTGTTAATTTAGAGGCATCCATTTCGTTACCCGTATTAGGGGAATCTGCAAGACCT